CGGAAGCAGCTACTTCATCACTAAAGCCCCAGAAAAAACCATCAAGCACAGCCCTAGCTCCCATCATAGGGTCGTACAGCCAGTCAGACTTAGCCATCTCGTCTTCACGCAAAGAGGACAATAACATAGGGTCAACTACTTCGGCTTTCTCACTTTGAGATTGACCGGCTGTAGGTACTCTACCTAAATTTTGCCTTAAAATGTTTACTGTATCTGCATCCATTTATTTTTAACCCCTTACTGTGTAATCGTCTGGCCTAAGCTATTTGTATACGGGAAAGGTACTTCTACAAAAGTTTCACCGTTGTCTAGAGTATAGTACAACCTGCCCAGCGCCTCACTAATGTACGGAGCGTAAGATTCGTTTACACTGTATGTAATACTACCGTCAGCCTGCTCTTCTGGAACAACCCACTCAATAACTGGGTCTTGACCTGCGTTCATTCTTAAAAGATTAGCGTAGTGCTTCTCCATAGCCTGTATATTAGCTTCTATCGTTTGTGGGTTTAACGGGTCTATTTTAGCCAGTCTTTCCATCAATGCGTTAAATTCGACAGTGTTTGTCGCACCCAACCCAGAACCCCCTGTTGAGGACGCTTCTTTTAACTCTTGCAACGCCCCTAACGCTTCGTTTGCTCTAATAGTTGCAACAGCGTTGTCAATTTCAGCAACTTCGCTCTCTTGTAAGAAAGAACCATACGCAATAGGAAACGCCTCTTGTAGTGCTGCTTCGGCTTTCTGACCAAATACTTTAGAAACCACATTACTCTGTATACCAGTCAATGCGCGTCTAATTCTTGAAAACTGTGAGTTTAGAGCGTTATTACCTTGCAACAGTTTTGCACTAAGTCCCTTTTTCTTTTGTCTTTCTTCTTCTTGCTGTTGGTCTAGTTCTTCTTGTTGTTTAGGGGTTAGCGGCAAATCTGCTGTCGTAACCTCTCCAGTAGGGGAAGTTGTAACTACTAATCCTGCGTCAACATCAACTTCTTGTTCAGCGCCCTCTACAAAACCGACGTTAATTATAGTACCATCCGCTAATTGTCTGGATAATACCATTCTTTGTACGGTGGGGTCATATCTCTCAAACACCGCTGACGCACCTTTAAGTGGGTCGTCGCCATCACCGTCAGCCTCAGCTTTTGCTTTTTGCTCGTCTTGTTCAATTCTGTTGAGCATATCGGTGTACTTAGACAGAAGAGTAGTGTCGCCTGTTTGAACTTCCTTGAGAACATCCATAGCTTCCTGAAAATAGCCTCTTCCTCTCAACCGTTGAGCAACAGACTTTGCCCTCTCTGAAACAGCAGTTCGTTTTTGTTTTTCTAACTCCGCTGCCGCTTTACGTTCATCCGCTGCACGGAACAGTTCTTGAGCCTGTAACACAGCATCAGGGCCTTGCATTGTTCCTACAATCTTTAAAAACTCTTCACGGTCTTTCTCGTTTTCCTGTGGGTTTAATCCAGCCAAACGCTCACGCAACTGTGTAGCGGCAGACTTAGTAGTAATAGGCGCACCGGCAGCTTCCGCAGCTCTAAGCGTACCACCGAGCATACCCTGACCGATAGCACCGACACTACTGGCTAGGCGCTGACTAAACGTATTACCCACGCCAATTTGAGGTAGATTCTGTTGCCGCTGCTCCTGTCTACCGAAGTTTGTTAGGAGTCTTTCTAAATTTACGTTGTTTCCCATTATTAGTTTCCTCCGCTATAAAGACCGCCTAAGCCTTGGATTATACCAGCGAACAAAGACGCGGCAGCTTCGGCTTCTGCCTGACCCAGACCCATCAAGCCTTCCAACCCGGTAAGACCAATCTGAGACTGTAGTTCTGCACCACCCAACTGAGCCTGCTGTGCCAACTGTGCAGGTATCTGAGACTGCTGGAACAGACCAAGAGCTTGCTGCTGTGGCATATAACCAAGACCCATCAAACCCTGTGCGGTTGCAAAGTCTTGCTGTTGCTGCTGCTGCACCATTCCACGAGCCTGTAGTGCTGCTGCGTTCATTGCTTCCTGTCGTGCTTTCTCGGACATAAACTCTTCCGCAGTACCACCATATTCTGAGGTGCTGATACCGGCACGACCACGGGACAACAAACCTTCGCGCATCTGTCGCATCTGACGCTCTTCTTCAGGACGCTGTATGGCTCGTATGTCCTCATACAACGCTGACGTTGCTGCCGTGGGGTCTGCCATAGCACGACTAAACAGTGTCTCAGCTTGGTCAAATCGAGCCTGCTGTTGTGCGCGTCCTTCATCGCTAAGAGCAAAATTTAAACCACCGCTTTCGTCCGTTGTAAATGTACCTAAACCAGACGTAACGGTGTAGGGTCGAAACTGCATAGACTCCGCAGCTTGTTGTCCTATAGTTCCAGTACCCTCTGAAATTTGAGTACGCAGATTGTCAAGAAGGCTTTGAATTTCTCCTAAAGAGTAAGCACCTAAAGCGGTCTGCGCTGTTCCTGTAGCAATATCAATATAATCGTTTGTCGTTAAACTCACCTTTACAGTCCTCCTATAATAAACGCAAGGAGTTCACTGTAACGAACACCAAGCCTAGTCTGTTCTACACCGTTGTCATCTGTCCATGTGCTACTAATGAACAAACCGTAGTCTCCTGCGTCAAGACCTTCGGCTGCAAACGCTGCCTGTACATCCTGAGCGATAACACCAAAGTGGTAACGAGCGTCGTCACCGTTTTCCTCTACGCTGTTACGCCACTTAAACTTACGAATCAAACCTTTACAAGCTACAGCTACACGGGTTTCTGCGTCAGTTAGTTCAGCGATGTCTTGCTTGTCGTTTCGGTCAGACGTTTGGATAGTTCCGTTAGTTGCGTAAATGTCGTCAAACCTAGCACTTGAAAGACCTAAGTCCACTGCGTCATCAATAGCAGCACCAGAAGAAGCACTAAATGGTGCGACCGCTGTTTGAGAAGGGTTGTTTACAAAACGCAAACCAACACCAGCAGTGCCTATAGTAATAGACGGATAAGTACCACCTGCAGCGTACACTTGTCCGCACGTATCGCTGTCATTTGTAAAGGTAGCGACAACACCGTCCGTTGCTCGTCTGAAATCAGTCAACCCTTCAGATACACGAACAGTCTGATAGTCGTTAGGTTGTATGTCGATGTTACCGTTCTGCCCAGACTCAGTTGCAATGTTGAGGTCAGGGTTACCGTCAGTAAACCACTCAACACGCGCACCTTTAGTGCCGTCATGTAGGAACTCAACAACACTCTCACCTGTATCAGAGCTGTCTATACGCACTAAAGCGTCAGCATCGCCAGTACCTGTGTTGTGTACCAATATAAACGTCTCATCACCGTTGTCAGTATGCTCTACAGTAAAGTCACCTGTAATAGTAGCGCCTTCGCTGGTTGTTTCAATTCGTTTGGTGTTGTCGTGAAACAGCTCTACTTTACCGTTCTGAGTAAACCTACCCATCGTTTCAGTGCCGTCAGAGTTTAGCATACGAACAGCCGACCCACGGAGTTGCAAAGCCCCTGTGCCTACGTCAGCAATAACACTGTTGCCGCCCGAAGAGTCGTGATAAATCTCTAGGTCGTCGCCTGCGCCCATCTGTATTTTAACGTCATCGCCTGCTGATATAGTACCAGTAAACGTAGGGTTAGCGGTGTCAGCTTTAGTTGAGATAGCGGACTCAATCGCAAGAAACTCTGTTTCAAACTCAGAGCCTTTAATTTTTTTCAAAGAATCACCCGACGATAGTGCGTCTTTGCTACCAAACTTGTTGGTAGTGTAGTTATAGTCAGACATTAAAGAAGTCTCCCAGTCATTGTAAGTAAGTCAATTTTTTGTATAGCAAAAGAGGTATCATCTATTGTAGCAGTAACTCCAAAACTAACAACAGTGCCGGAGCCGGTAGCGTTTGTTTTCTTTGTGTTTAAGTTTACACCACCAGCATACTCCGCTGTCGTGTTGTATTCAGAAACATTAAACTCACCAGCGTTGTAACTATCAAACTTAAAGTTCTGTGTCTTGTAGTTTTCAGAATAGTCGTAAGACCATTTAAGTACACACTGTGCGTCAGCGCCACCTTCTACTAATAGATTTACTTTCTTTAACATTTTAATAACACCGGGAGAACCAAAGTCTAACGGGTTACTGAAGTATTCCATTTCATACGAGGAGGTTCCGTCCAAGAACCCTGCGTACTCTACAAGACCGGAAGACAAGCCCATGTAAAAACCACCGGCTGCTTTGTTTGCGTATGCTAGTGGCTCAATACCTGACCAAGTAGTCACACGGAATGAACCGTCTTGTAGTGGTGTCCTAACGTCAAAACAGAATATAAGGTTACTGTCTCGTACCGTTAACAAATAAAACGCATCGTCTGGGCTGTATACACTCTTTACAGGGTTAGACGCGCCATTTACCGCAGACATCAAGTCAGTACGTACGTTCTTGCTAACGTCACGTAACGGTAGTGACTTTTCCTGTACAACGCGCCCTAAGCTCATTAGACCGCGATTAGAGAGGAACAGTATGTCGTTACCAGTAGCTTGCACAGAATCCCTCTCAATGCATCCTACGCCCTCTATCGTGTCTTTTAGGGCAAAGGCTGAAGTGTCCGGTGCAGTAGCGCCTTCATAGATAACAATAGAGTTTTTACCAAAGATGATAAGAAACCCGTTGTGTTCCGTCAGGGCGACAATCTCGTCATAACCTGTAGGCCAGACAGTTGTCAAGTCTAACGAACCGGAAGAACCGCCAGTCCACTGTAGGCCACCGTGGTTATCCGCAGCAATAGAGTCTGACCAATAGACTGTATGTTTATTACCTGTCAAGTCTGCTGCCCACAGACGACCAAATGCCGCAAGCACTTCATTAGCCTGCGGGGGCGTACCGGATGCGTGTGTCATGTCGCTAATGTTATCCAACACAAACGAACCACTAGAGTCTACACCCGCAAGAGGTTCATGGCCTCGTTGGAACATATACACATGGTCAGCCAGAGTTACAATCTTCCAGTTGTTAGCCGATATAGTGTAACCACCGGGGGTAATATCAGTAAGTGTAGTTGTGCCTGAGAATACTTTATTGTTACCTGCTGAGATAACACGGACATCACCGCTGTAGTCTGTAAACTCAAAGATAGCCTCAATACCTGCGCTACTACCAAGGACAGACGCACCGTTAGTAGACACAGCAGTATAGCCCTTACGTGAAGCTACTCGTCCTTGTTTGTCTACTACACAGTTGTCAGCCTTTTGAGCATAGGCAGGGTTCATACCAATAGCGGATTCCTCAGTGTTTACACCAAGAAAGCCGGGAGCTGCAATTGTAAGAGGTTGTAGCGGTTTAGCCATTATACGTCACTCCAAACAGTCTCCGTTGGGAATCGTGATGCGTCATACGCAATAGCGTCAGACAACGTAGATTGAGCCATCTGATACAGACGAGCTGATTGTGTTCCACCCACTTCCCCACGCTCTTCAGCAGCCATTGCGTGTGCAAACTGTACGACAGCAAGAGCCGCTACTGGTATAGCCTGACTTCCTGTGGTTAAATCAATGTTTCTATCTACAACATCAAGAGTAATAGTATACGCTTTGTCTGGTGTAGGGTACAAACGAATATTGGCTGTGGTGTCGTCGTCATCAGCAAAACCGTCAAACAAGTAATGCGTTGGTCGTGACTGCTCAGCACCTTCTAAATAAAAGTAATCCTTAAAATCTTTTGATGTTCCTTGCTTTAAAACTGTTTTATCTGTAGTGTCGTACGCAGTAAGAATTTTAAAGTTTGAGTTTACGTTACTAAGTGTATATTGAGAAACTCCCTGATACGCGCTTATTTGCAGGGTGGTGCGTAGGTCTGCCCAGTCCCAAGCGTTTTCAACAATACGCATAGCGTCGTTAACAAACTCGCCTATGAGTTTAGCATAAGCAGTATCCGTAGGACTATTTACTTCTTCCTCTCGAAGCCTGCGTAGTACTTTATTAATTGCTTCTAAATATGTCATCTATACTGTCCTTCCAAATGGGTCACTGCCTAATAGGTCTTGGTATTCAATAAATTCTTGTGGAGTAACACCTACTTGTGTTGCAAACTTCAACAAGTCACTATGTTCGTACTGTTCTCCGGGGAAAACACGACGACGACCTGCTTGTAAATCCAAGTCTATATCTACGTCTACATCCGTACCAGTACCAAAACTATCATCATCACCGCCAAACTCAGGAGTTGTTCCTTGCGGTACAGCGTCCTCAACGGCAGTAATTGTGTCGTCTATTTCATCGCCTACTTCATTTAAGTTTTTATTAATTTCTTCAACAGCAGGTTCGGTGGCTTTCTGTACTTCTTCCTTTGGCGGCTGTAAGTATTTGTCGTCAAAGTTACTAAGAAAAGCCCTAGCTGATTCTACGTCAACAAGACCCTCTACAATTTCTTTTACAGGCTGTAGTACGTTATCATCAAAAGAACTAGCTGCTGCTTTTAATGTATTCTCTATTTGACGACCAAATGGGCTTTCTTTTAAGTAAGCCAACACACCTTGACTGGCTGCTTCGTCAAAAGATTTACCGTCTAGCATTTCCTGCATTGTTTTATCAAGGCCAGTTTTAACATCAGAGGGCATATTGTCCCAAGTGTTTTGCCACTGTTCTACTAACTGCGGAGTAGCTGTATCTCCCAACATATCTTTTAATTGACTTTCTACATAGGGAGTAGCTAAGTCAATAGCAAATGCTTTTATATCACCAGTTGTAGCGGCGCGTACAAGACCTATAGTTTGGTCATAATCTAACTGAAAAAAACCGAGGTCAAGACCTGTACCTGCCAACGCTGTTTCTCTGGCTCTAGCGCCTATCTCAGCGGCTTCAGACGGGCTGTAACCCCTAGCTATTGCTTCGTTAGTTCGTTCATCAGCCAGCGCGTTAGCGTCCTCTGCGCTCATTGGAGGCTGTATGTATCCTGTTGCTTCAAGAGCCATAGGCGCAAAGATAAGCCAATCTTCTGAAGTAGCTTCACCTTTTACAATGTTTTCGGTTGCTTTGGCTCCGCTGTACAAGTCGTTAGTTAAACCGTCTAAGATAGCCGGTCTAATCACGTTGTCTCTAAATCGAACCCAAGCACTTGGTCTTTCAGGTCGAGGCTCACCCGGCTGCTCTGCGCCAAATACTACGTTACCTGCGTTGTCTAACCTAGAAACTCTTTGTCGTCGAGCGTTAAACTCATCGGACGCACCGGGTAGACTTGTTAAAAACTCTGTGTCGCCTAGCGAGTAACTAGCAAAAGGGTCAATCCCCTCTGCTCTTGCTCTGTTTATTTCTGTTTGTGTTAAATGTCCCTGCTCAAGGTCAGGAAACTCTAGTATTCTATATGGTTCGTACTTGCTAGTACCGAGTGCAAAACGACCATCATCTAGTTGAAATATAGACTCACCGGATTGTACTAGGTTTTGAACAACACCAAGCTGGTAGTCTTCCGCTGAAAGCGTACCGTTTAAGTATGAGTGACCTAAGTATGCGTTTCTTTTAGTAGCATCAGAAGCTAGGTAGTATTCCTCAAACTCAGGAGTGCCTCTAATTAAATCCAAATAAGTAAAATAGTTATCGTAATCAGCTATACGTTTTGCATCGTACATATCATACGTTGCATACTGTAAATTACTGGTGTCTGCAAGGTTTTCTGTGTTGTTTAAGTACCAGTTAAAATAATCTTCTTGAGAACGTACACCGACAGAAGACGTTAAACCCGCTTGATTATCAGCTAAAAACTGTTGTATCTCTTCGTCTGTAAACCCGCCTTGCTCAAGTATATTTACAGAGCGTTCTCTTGCGTTAGCTTGGTTTTGTTCATTACTTCTTTCAATGTCGTCTAGATGACGCAACAGTTCTGTTTGTGTTATATCTCCAGAAAAATAACCCTCTTGTATTTCTTCTGCCGTTAAACCACGTACAGTGCCAAAAGGACTAGAGCTGTTTGATTCTGTTCCAAAGTTATAAAAATCTTGTGATGCGTCTACACGAGCATCAAAGTTTTCCTGTCGCTCCTCTTCACTTAGGTTTAACCAGTCTTCGTCAGATATTTTTAAGTCATCAATACCTGCGTTATAGTACGCATTGCTTGCGTCAATAATACGATACGCATAGGGGTTACCCTGTATCTTTCTAAGGTCTCCTATGGTGTAGTCGTAGATATAACCTTCCGGCACTTCTACACCCTCTGGTGCAGGCGCAGGCGCTCCCGACGCAGGCCCGTAGTCTATATATCCGGGGTCACCGGGTTTTAGCACTTCCTGCGTTACGTTTGTTGTACCGCCACCGCTAGTAATAACACCGGTTGTTCTTCCTGTTTCTTGTAGTTCATCTAACTGCTCATCAGTATATTGGAAACTACCGCTTGTAGAAGTTTCGTTTACTCCTAATGTTCCGCTTGCAATCAAACGCTGACCATCGCCATCAGGAAGATACACAGACCATTCTGGCGGTTCTCCTGATTCCCAGTTAGCAGGATTCCAAGGGCTATCCTTTACATCCCCTAACCACTCCAGCGTATCACTAAACAACTCGCCTCGGAAGGCACTCCCCCCGATTTGAACTATAGGCATAGACGTTACTTTATCAAACGCCCAGCCGGGTATGTTTGCAATCCTGTCAGAAAGAGTCGCGCCTTCACCGCCTGTAGAAGTAATCAGGTCGTAGCCGGTTGCCGCTAAACCTAAAACCGGGTGTAAAAAAGTAAGAGCAGCAAGACCTGAACCGCTAAACTGCGAATCAGCTATATTGTCGCCTATTTCGTCTACTTGTAAACTATACGAACCTTGACCAGCAGCTCCCGGCCCTTGAGGTCGGTACACAGTACCGTCATACACAGGCTGACCAGTAGGGCCACCAGCATATCCGTCATCATAGCTGTCAGTTGGCGTGTATACTGAATAGTTCTGATTGCCCCCTGTACCGGGGCCACCATAAGTCATCTGTATTGCGCCAGCACCTCGACCCATTACTTGACTCCTTTAGTCTTTTCGTATGTTCGTAAACCACCAAGCCCAAGCATACCCATAAGTACGGGTAACATAGTTGACAAATCTATAAGGGGAACCACGATTGTAGAATCGGATAAAGCAAGCGCAAAGTTTGCCAACGGTATGACCAAGAAGTTACCTGCCATGCCCAGACAGCATACCCAACCGACAGCCGGTCTCCAACCAGCCACAAATAAGTTCTTACTCGCTGCTTCAGTTTTGTTCACCTCAATCTGTGCTGTTGCTATTTCGTGAGCGTGTGACTCTGCCATAGTCGCAATCTCATGCGCTATCTTCTGCTTGGTGTCAGCATCAGGGATAACCTTGTCAAGAATACTTGTAACTGGTTGTATCAGCGCATTAAGAATAGACATTACTTTTTACCTGTCAGTTGTT